GTATCTTACAGTTAGCAATCCAAACAATAACCCATATTTTGATGCAAACGTAACTGGAGAGATTTGTATTTTTACTTCACCGGCTGTTATAGCGGGTGGCAATGTTTCTTTAGGATATGTTTCTTCTAATGATTCAGGATCTAAAAATACTACTGTTGGTTATGGAGCAGGTTCTATTATTACAAGTGGTAGCAACTTAACTGTTATTGGCTACGACTCCGAGCCATCATCTGCAACCGCTACAAATGAAGCTACATTTGGTAACTCGGCAACAACAAATACGCGCTTGTATGGTTCTTTGTCAATGGGTGGATCATCTGCCGGAACTTCTGGTCAAGTTTTAACATCTGCTGGTGCGGGTACTGCGCCTACTTGGACAACACCCGCTAGTAGTGGCGTAACTTCTGTCACAGGAACATCGCCTGTTGTCTCTAGTGGTGGTGCAACTCCGGCAATTAGCCTTGCTTCTGGCTACGGAGACACACTTAACCCTTATGCCTCTAAGACTGCAAACTATGTCTTAGCCGCACCTAATGGTTCATCTGGTGTTCCAACATTCAGGGCTATTGTTGCCGCTGATATTCCTACGCTCAATCAAAATACTACTGGTACTGCTTCTAATGTCACAGGCACTGTTGCTGTTGCTAATGGTGGTACAGGAGCTACTACTGCGGGTGGTGCGCTAACTAATCTTGGTGCTATTGGAGCAATCACATCGACAGATGGGTCTGTAACAGTTACAACAAGTGGCACTTCTCGTGATTTGTCCGTTGCTGTAGCCGGATCTACAACCAATGTTGTTTGCTTGGTTCGGAATACGACAGGCGCTACCTTAACAAAAGGTACTGCTGTATATATCTCTGGCGCTACTGGACAGAATCCAACAGTATCAAAGGCATTGGCTAACGCTGATTCAACATCTGCTCAAACTTTGGGCTTGATGACTGCTAATCTTGCCAATAACTCAAATGGATATGTGACTGTTATTGGTTTGGTTACTGACATTGATACATCTGCATATACAGATGGTGAACAACTTTATCTAAGTCCTACAACAGCGGGAACTTTGACGGCAACTAAGCCTTATGCACCACAGCATTTGGTCTATGTAGCTGTTGTTGAACATGCTCACCCAACTCAGGGTAAGTTGTTTGTCAAAGTACAAAATGGCTATGAGATGGATGAGTTGCACAATGTGTCTGCTCAGTCTCCTAGCAATGGTCAATCTCTGGTTTACAACACAAGCACAAGCCTGTGGGAAAAGAACACTGTTTCTTTGTCTATTGGTGTGAATGGTACTTTACCTATCGCAAATGGTGGTACTGGGCAGACTACTGCAACAACAGCATTCAATGCTTTAGCCCCTGTTCAGACAAGCAACTCAGGCAAGTATCTGACTACAGATGGAACGAATAGTTCATGGGCTACTGTGGTGTCAGGCGCTACAGTCGCAAACGATACTACTACGGCAACCAATCTGTACCCATTGTTTGCCAATGCTACTAGCGGTACACCAACAACTATCTATACGGGCAATACTTACTTGCTGTACAAGCCCTCTACTGGTGAACTTCAAGCAAGAGTTCCAGTGGCAAGTAACGGAATTGTGGTGAACAGTCAAACAGTATCAACGAGCTACACAATTGCATCTGGATTTGCGGGTGCATCAGTCGGCCCGATCACAGTGTCGGGTGGTGCAGTAGTTACTGTCGGTGCGGGATCGCGCTGGGTAGTTTCTTAAAGGATTAACATGAGCGTTGTTTTACTAGGATCAACAAGCGGAAGCATTACGCTACAAGAGCCAGCGGTGGCGGGTTCAAACACTGTTAATTTTGGTGCAAATACTGGTGTAGCAATCTTAGATGCCAATACTCCGGCCTTTAGAAATCGCATCATCAATGGGGCTATGGTGATTGACCAGAGAAATGCGGGGGCTAGTGTTACGCTGAACGGCAGCGAATCTTATATTACAGATCGTTTTTCTTGCGGTGATGTGACTGATGGTTCGTTTACAGCCCAGCAAGTAAGTGATGCCCCTACTGGATTTATTAACAGCCTGAAATGCACGATCACTTCGGCTGATACAAACCTTACAACAACGCAAACAGCCTATTGTTTTCAAACTGTTGAAGGACTGAACATTGCTGATTTGGCATGGGGCACGGCAAATGCGGCAACAATCACAATTTCATTTTGGGTCAAATCTAGTTTGACGGGAACATTTGGTGGCGCATTACGCAACAGTGCAGCCAATCGCTCATATCCGTTTACTTATGCCATCAGCGCGGCAAACACATGGGAACAGAAAACAGTCACGATTGTTGGTGACACCTCTGGCACTTGGCTGACAACAAACGGCGTTGGAATCAACCTTCAGTTTAGTCTTGGCGCTGGGCCAGATCGTCTTGGCACTGTTGGTGCTTGGAACGCAAACAACAATGTGGGCGCAACAGGTCAAGTGCAAGTTATTGGAACTAACGGCGCAACATGGCAAATCACTGGCGTACAGCTAGAAAAAGGCTCAACAGCAACTAGCTTTGACTATCGTTCTTATGGTACTGAGCTTCAGCTTTGCCAACGCTATCTGCCAGCGTGGAGTGGGACATCTGGAAACCAAGATTTTTGTTCTGCATTTAATAACACATCTACAAGTACAGCTTATGTGCTAACGCATCCAGTGCAAACCAGAGTCCCACCAACAGGGATTTCAGCAACGGGGACTTTTTTACTTTTTGCATCAAACAACGCATATACAGTTACTTCTTTGGCATTTTCAAGGTCGTCAACTGGAGGCACATCATTGACAGGGACAATTACTGGAGGCACTGCTGGCGCTGGTGGGGCTGGGGCAGGTCAAGGCACTTGGAACTTATATTTAACAGGATGTGAGCTATGAACGAACCAATTTGGAAATTAACTGTAAGAAACCCCTTTCAAGAAGTTGATGTTGTGAGACGAGATTGGCCTGATGGTCGTCAAGAATCTTGTTTGGTCACTGCTGAAGAATACTTAAAGTGGATTGAGGTCGGAAACACCCCACTCCCCGCAGAGGAAAACACATAATGGCATCGACAATCAATGCAAACAATACAACCGGATTGGTTAGCACTGCTGATACCAGCGGGATATTGCAACTACAAACCAATGGAACAACGGCTGTAACTGTTGATGATAGTCAGCGGGTTGGTGTTGGAGTTACTCCTAGTGCTTGGAACGCTATTTTTAAGTCAATTGATATAGGAACAACCGCATCTTTTGCAGGTTCATCAGGTGGCGCAAATGTGTTTAACAATGCTTATTGGAGTGGTAGTGATTACATCTATAAAACTACTGCAGCCGCTACCAGATACCTTCAAAGTAGTGGCGAACACTATTGGTATAGAGCCGCATCAGGCACAGCAGGAAACACCATTAGCTTTACTCAGGCAATGACTCTGGATGCAAGTGGGAATTTGCTGGTGGGGACTACGAATAGTTCTGCAACTTCTGGTAACGGACTCAAAGTAACTTCTGGAAGTGGTAATGCAGATGCTGTTTCTGTCGTAACAGGGGCAACAAGTAACGCAGGATTAACCACATATCAACTTTACTCAACGGGTGCAGGGGCATATCGTTTTTATGTTGGTGCGGCAGGGACTATTTTTGCCACTAACACAGCCATTAGTGCTATTTCAGATGCAAGACTTAAAGAAAACATTGTTGATTTAGATGTTGGACTTGACAAAATCATGGCACTCAAGCCTCGCAAGTTTGATTGGAAAGAAGGTAAAGGCACAAACACAAAGAATGTTCGTGGATTTATTGCCCAAGAACTTGAGCAAGTTTTTCCTGACTTAATTGATGATTGGCGTGACCCTGCACCCGAAGGTGAAGACCCATACAAATCTGTGCGTCAAGATTTAATGCCTGTTTTGGTCAAGGCCATCCAAGAACAACAAGCAATCATTGAATCACTCAAGGCTCGTTTAGATGCCGCTAATCTGTAAAACCTATAATTAAGGCCAAAATGATTCCCGAATTACAGAAATATTATGAGGATAGATTTGATTTATTCTCCCAACAGGGTTGGATTGACCTTATGGAAGATATTGAAGTAATGTTAGAGGCAATGAATAATGTGTCTACCATTGCAGATGAAAAAAGTTTACAATTTCGCAAAGGCGAGATTTCTATCCTGACTTGGCTGAAAACCTTGAAAAGTGTCAGCGAACGAGCATATGAGGATTTGAATGAAAAGAATGTATGAATTTGTCTGCAATTGTGGACAACGTACTGAATCTTTAGTGGTTTATGAGACTACCGAGGTTCAGTGCATGTGTGGTGGGCTTGCTCATCGCATAATAAGCGCACCGAAATTCAACTTAGAAGGTTGGTCTGGGCACTTTCCGTCCTCTTATGGGCGGTTTGAGCGCAAACACATCGATAAATTGAATGCCGAGCGCAAAGCCAACTCATAAGCGTAAGCCGAGTTGATTATCCTACAACCATTTTGGCAGGAACATAAATATGTTAATTGACAACGAATCAGAGCCGCTAGGCGAACTCGAAATAGAAGAAGCTAAATCTGAACTTCCTGAGAAATACAGGGCTAAAAGTCTAGAAGAGGTAGTACGGATGCACCAAGAGGCTGAAAAGCTCATTGGTAAACAGGCCCAAGAGGTCGGTGAAGTCCGTAAATTGGCTGACGAGTTACTAAAGCAGAACCTCGATTCTAAACAACAGCATATAAAAGAGGAAGAACCTGAAGTTGACTTTTTTGAGAATCCTCAAAAAGCAGTTCAAGCGACAATTGATAGGCATCCAGACGTTCTTGCGGCTCGCCAAGCGGGTCAAGAGTTCAAAAGGATGCAGATTCAGCAGAAGTTAGTGCAAGATCACCCTGACTACTCACAAGTAGTTAATGATTCTGAGTTCCAAAATTGGGTGAAATCATCACCTATTAGGTTGGGACTCTACGCAAAAGCAGATGGTGAATTTGACTATGATTCCGCAAATGAACTATTGTCTACCTTCAAACAGCTTCGTGGTATTAAGGCTAAAGAGTCTGAGCAAGCGGGTAATGCCCAACGGACAAAGAGCATGAAAGCCGCACAAGTTGATGTTGGTGGCTCTGGAGAGAGTTCTAAACGAGTTTACAGAAGAGCCGACCTTATTCGTCTCAAGATGACAGACCCCGCTAGGTACGAAACACTGAGTGATGAAATCATGCAGGCGTACTCTGAAGGGCGTGTTCGATAATTTAACTTTTGGAGTTTTAAATCATGGCTAATACAGCATTTTCCCCAACAAACAGTGTAACCACTACATCCGCAGCTAACTTTATTCCAGAAATTTGGAGTGATGAAATTGTTGCCGCCTATAAAAAGAACCTCGTTTTGGCCAATTTGGTCAAGAAGATGTCTTTCAAAGGCAAAAAGGGTGACACCGTTAACATCCCTAGTCCCGCCCGTGGCTCTGCTTCTGCTAAAGCCGCTACTGATGCCGTTACTCTGATTGCAGAGAGCGACACCAACATTCAAGTCTTGATTAACAAGCACTATGAATACAGCCGTTTGATCGAAGATATTGTCGAAGTTCAAGCTCTGACATCACTGCGTTCTTTCTATACAGAAGATGCCGGTTATGCTTTGGCTCGTCGTATCGACACTGACTTGGTTCAATTGGGTCGTGCATTCAATGGCGCTACAGTTGGTACTGATGACTATGCTACTAGCAATACAACCACCAAAGCCTTCATTGGTTCTGATGGTACTACTGCTTACAACAGCACTTCTTCTAATGCTGCTTCCCTGACTGATGCCGCTATTCGTCGCACCATTCAGCGTTTGGACGACAACGACATTCCTATGGACGGTCGTTTCTTCCTGATCCCACCCTCAAGCCGCAATACGCTGATGGGTTTGGCTCGTTACACTGAGCAAGCATTCGTTGGTAACGGCGATGCAATCCGCAACGGTGAAATTGGTCAACTCTACGGTATGGCTGTTTTTGCTTCTTCTAACGCTGATACTGGCGCTGGTACTTCTGGTACTGACCGTATCTGCTTGATGGGTCATAAAGACGCTATGGTGTTGGTTGAGCAAATTGGTATTCGTTCACAGACTCAGTACAAACAAGAGTACCTCGGTACATTGTTCACTGCTGACACCATTTATGGTGTGAAAGCTCTGCGTACAAGTGCTACTAGCTCTGCCGCTAATGCTTCTGGAGCTTTTGCTCTGGCAGTACCAGCCTAATTGCAGTTGCGCCCCCTGCCTTCGTGGTGGGGGGACTTTTTTAACTTAATTAGGAGATTTATTATGGCAGCAGCAACAGCAGTAGTTTCCCGTAGGGGAAATGACCAGTTCCGAGGTCTTTTTTCGGATACTTGGTCTGTAACAGCAACTCTAAACGCTTCATCTTTGGCTGATGGCGTTGGCGAAACAAACACCATCGCAGTTCCTGGTGTGGCTTTGGGCGACATTGTGATGAACGTAAGTTTGGGTGTAGATGTCTCTGGCATCTCCATCACTCCTTATGTTTCAGCCGCAGGAGTTGTCTCTATTCGTTTCCAAAACGAATCAGGCGGTACTTTGGATTTAGCAAGCACTACAGTTAAGTGCATTGTGGTTCGTACTGTGTAATAAAAGGGGGTTAATACCCCCCTTTTTAAAGGATTCTTATGGCTACATTTCGTTGTTTAGTAAGCGGTCAAACCGTAACTTTCATCCATCAGCACGATATTGACAGCATGAAAGGTCATGCCGGATATGTCAGAATTGATGAATTAGTAAAAGAGTCCTTTGAAAAGCCTGTAATATTGTCTCAACCACAGCCTATTAAGAAGGCTGGTCGTCCAAAGAAAGTCGCAAATGTCTGAAATTGATCCACGCGAATTTGGCAAGCTAGAAGCCCAAGTTGAGGCTTTACAGACTGAAGTTCATGCACTTCGGCAAGATATTAAGACCCTTTTAGAGATGGCTAATAAGTCTAAAGGTGGTTTCTTTGTAGGTATGGCTATTGCCTCCATTGTTGGTGGTTTTATTTCATTTATTGCCACTAAGGTAATGCGATGAAACTCTTATCTGCTGATATTTGTCCAATAGCCACTCAGGACATTACGATTAACCTGAAAAACCGAAACAATGCTTTTAAGAAGTTCGGTTATGGCCCTCCTAATCCAGATGAACCTAATGAGTTATTTTGGCTAAAGAAAGCCAAGATGTACAACGCACCCACAGATAGCATCAAATCAATGAAATGTGGCAATTGTGCGGCTTTTATCCAGACCCCTAAGATGATGGAGTGCATCATTAGTGGATTAGAGAAGGATGAGGGAGATAAGGAGTTGTCCTATGACGAGAATTTCGTTAAAGCCGCTGATCTCGGGTATTGCGACCTATTTCAGTTTACTTGTGCTGCCGCCCGTACTTGTGATGCGTGGAAAGGTGGCGGCCCTATTACTAAGGAGAAACCATGATGTACGGAAAAACAAAGATGTCCAGTCAAAAGATGCCTAAGAAGCCTAAAGGTATCCCTGTAGCCATTATGGTTGCTGTTGGCAAGCCTAGAGCTATGCCTACCCGTGGTAGCCGTACCGCTACTAACATGATGAAAAAGACTGGTCGTGGCAAATGAAAAAGACCAAAGCAGAAGCCAAGATCTCCAAGGTTATGCGTGAGTACAAAGAAGGTACTCTGCACTCTGGTAAGGGTGGCCCTGTGGTCAAAAAGCCCAAACAGGCCATTGCCATTGCTTTAAGCCAAGCAAGGAAAAAGAAATGAAACAGGGTTTGTATGCCAACATCAATGCCAAACAAGAACGTATCAAAGCCGGTTCTAAGGAAAAAATGCGTAAAGTCGGTTCTAAAGGCGCTCCTACTGAGGCGGCTTTTAAGGCTGCGGCTAAGACTGCGAAGAAAAAATGAAATCTCCTACTTGGCAAACAAAAGCGGGAAAAAACCCTAAGGGGGGGTTGAACGCCAAGGGTAGAGCATCTTATAATGCAGAAACTGGTGGCAATTTAAAGCCTCCGGTAAAGTCGGGAGATAACCCTCGTAGGGCATCCTTTTTAGCACGAATGGGCAATATGTCCGGAGCTGAGATGAAAGATGGAAAGCCTACCCGACTTCTTCTTTCTCTTAATGCTTGGGGCGCATCGTCTAAGGCAGACGCAAAGGCTAAAGCCAAGGCGATCTCTAAGAGGAACAAGAAATGACTTACCTCCAACTGATAAACAATGTGTTGATTCGCTTGCGGGAAACCCAAGTTGCGTCTAACAATGAAACCGCTTACTCAAGTCTGATTGGCTTGTTTGTCAATGATGCCAAGCGTCAAATTGAAGATGCTTTTAGTTGGAATGTCTTAGGTCAAACAGTCAATATTACTACTGCTGGCGGTACTTACATCTATTCGATGACTGGTGCGGGTCAGAAGTTTCAAGTGATGGATGCTCTGAATACAACATCTAATGTTGGCTTGCAGAATATCTCATTTGTAGAGATGAACAGATTTCAGAACTTAGTTCCTACTGTAACTGGTGTTCCTGAGTACTACGCATTTGATGGTGTTGATGCCAGTGGTGATACCAAGGTAGTCATCTATCCACGACCTGATGGAGTCTACAACCTTCCTTTTGCCTTGACAGTACCCCAAGCACCATTGGCGGCTGATGGCACTGTAGTGCTTGTTCCTGATTACTTGGTTGTTCAGAATGCTTATGCAAGAGCATTGGTTGAGCGTGGTGAAGATGGTGGTTTGAACTCTTCCGAGGCATATCAACTGTATAGAGGTATGTTGGCAGACCAGATCGCCCTAGAGAGCACTCGCTATCCTGAAAATCAAGAGTTTGTATCAATATGAGCCAAGCATTACAGACCGCAAGCATTTCAGCACCAGGTTTCTACGGGCTGAATACGCAAGACTCTCCGCTTGATTTAGCGGCAGGGTTTGCATTGGTTGCGACTAACTGTGTAATTGACCAGTATGGACGTATTGGCTCACGCAAGGGATGGAGTGCGCTTAATTCATCTACTGGTAACTTAGGATCTAACCCTGTTGGTGTGATTCACGAGTTGGTTGAAACAGATGGTGCATTAACTGTTCTGCTTGCCGGAAATAACAAACTGTTTAAACTTGGTACTTCCAATGCGCTGACTGAGTTAACTTATGGTGGTGGCGGTACTGCACCAACAATTACAGCAAGCAATTGGCAGTGTGCATCTCTCAATGGGATAACTTATTTCTTTCAGTCTGGCCACGATCCACTGATCTATGATCCCGCTGTTAGCACTACGACATATCGTAGAGTTACCGAGAAGTCTGGTTATGCCGGAACAGTACCCGCAGGAAACATTGTTTTATCTGCCTATGGTCGTTTGTGGGTAGCAGATACAGCAACTAACAACACTACTGTTTACTTTTCTGACTTGCTATCTGGACATATCTGGACGGGGGGCACTTCTGGCACTTTAATAATCAACCAGTATTGGCCTAATGGTGCAGACAATATTAGTGGTTTGGCTGCTCACAATAACTTCTTAGTTATTTTTGGTCAGCGTCAGATTCTTGTTTATACAGGGGCAAATAATCCAGCCGCACCCACTTTTACTTTGACTGATACTGTGGCAAGCATTGGATGTATTGCAAGAGACTCAATTCAAAGTACTGGTAAAGATATTCTGTTCTTATCAAACTCAGGGCTAAGATCATTTGCTCGAACAATCATTGAGAAGTCTGTTCCTATTGGCGACATATCAAAGAATGTTCGTAGTGATTTCATGGGCATTGTTGCTACTGAAACTCCGGCAAACATAAAATCTGTTTACTCAGAGACTGAAGCGTTTTACCTTATTACTATGCCTTTTTCTAAAGAGGTGTATTGCTTTGACACACGTGGTCAATTGCAAGACGGGTCGTTTAGGGTAACAAAGTGGGATTCAATAGAGCCAACTGCTTTATTGTCTAGACGCAATGGCGATGTTTTGTTGGGTAAAACAGGTTACGTTGCAAAGTACACAGGCGCACAAGACAACACATCTTCATACAGGATTCTGTACTATACAAATCATGCAGACTTAGGTACTACGGGTGTTACATCAGTCTTAAAGCGTTTAAAAGTTATTGTGATTGGTGGAACAAACCAGTTTGTGACAATGAAATGGGGTTTTGATTTTATTGCAAATTATTTATCAACCAATGTACAGATTCCAACTCAAGGCGTAGCTGAATATGGCATTGCTGAGTATGGTGCAAATGCTACTGTAGTTGCCCAATATGCTGATGGTGTGGCTTTGCAAACATTGAGTGCTTCTGCTTCTGGTAGTGGGAAGATTGTCCAAACTGGTTATGAAGCCGACATAAATGGCTCTGGCTTATCAATTCAGCGCATTGAAATTCAATTTAAAGACGGGAAGACAGTATGAGTAACTATACACAAAGTACTAATTTTGCAACCAAAGATGCTCTATCAAGTGGTGATCCACTAAAGATCGTCAAGGGTACTGAGATCAACACAGAGTTTGTTAATATCTCTGTAGCCATTGCGACTAAAGCTGATCTAGCATCACCTACATTTAGTGGCACTCCATCTCTGCCTACTGGTACTACTGGCGTTACTCAAAGTGCCGGAACTAGTAATACTACGATTGCTACAACGGCATTTGTTGCCGCCGCCGCTACTGCCGCTGTACAACTTGCATATCCTGTTGGTTCAATTTATACCGCTGTTGTCTCAACCAATCCAAGCACACTGTTAGGCTTTGGCACTTGGACAGCGTTTGGTGCGGGTCGTGTCATGGTTGGCTTTAACGCCTCCAATGCGCTTTTTGATACTGCTGAAGAAACTGGTGGCTCTGCTGATGCAACTGTTGTATCTCACACACATACTTTTAGCGGTTCAACAAGTACAACATCCCTAACAGGTACTTTTGTTGCGGGTAAGCCAAATGGTGCTTCTGGTATTGTAAGTTTTACTAACCTTGTTGGTGGTAGTGGAAGTGGCGACCAATTTAGTGGTGGTCAATATTCTGTTGATGCTTCTCACTCACATACTGTATCTGGTACGACAGGCTCATCTGGATCTTCTGCAACAAACGCCAACTATCAACCCTACATTACTGTTTATATGTGGAAACGCACAGCATGATTTTGCACCACTTCAGCGATGGTCTATATGCTAAAGAAGCGCAGTTTACTGCGGGTTCAGCCATTCTGAAACATGTACATGACTTTAGCCATTTGTCTATTTTGGCTAAAGGTAAAGTAGCAGTGATGATGGGTGAAGAGATAGAAGTTATTGAAGCGCC